GGCGGGAGCCTCGGCCGCAGGCGCCGGCCCATCTTCCACCTTGTCGGCGGCGGCGGGCGGGGTCTTGCTGCTGTTCTTTGCCATGTCGTGCTCCATGGCGGCGCCCCATTCCCGGGACGCCGCGTGGTTGATGGACGGGGACGGTTACGCCGCGGCGCCGTGCTGGAAGGTCTTCACCGCGCCGCCGACATCGATCAGGTTGCCGCCGGTACGCATCCACGCCAGGAAACCGACCTGGCCCTTCTTCACGTAGGCCGAGTCGTTGAAGCGGAACATCGTCAGGGCCATCACATCCCGGATCTTGTAGTAGCTGAAGTCGCCGAACGCGATGGACTTGGCGCCGGCCGCCGGCGAGGCCACATGCTGGTTGATCTGGATGTCGCGGTTCAGCAGACGATCCGGAGCACCGCCCGGGTTGCCCTGCTCGTAGCCGGGGACGAAGATCGGGCGTCCCTGGTCGTCCTTGACCTTGCGCACCAGCTTGAGCATGTCGTCGTGGAGCATCCACTTCGCAGCAGCGCGGTAGGACGCATCGACGCTGTGCTCCAGGTCCACCAGGTCGTCGTAGGTGATGACCGGCAGCGCCGACACCCCGCCGATCTTGCCGACGCTCGCCGCAGTGATGATGCCCATCGGCTGGCCGGTGCCGCTGCCGAGCGTGTAGTGGCGGTTGGTGATGCGGCCCAGACGCGACTGCAGGCGACGCTCGATGAAGCCGGCGATGTCGGCGGTGCTGTCCTGCAGCAGCTCCCACGGCACGGTGACCACCTTGGAGCTGTACTTGTAGACCTGCAGGCCCTTGGTGCCGAAGGACACATCCGCGTCGGTGGCCGACTGGTTCTCCGCCACGATCTCACCCTCTTCCGAGGTGCCATCGCTGGTCGGGTACTGCATCGGCTCGCCGCCGGCGGTGCTGAACACGTCCGCCACCTGGCGCATACCGCCATACGCCTTCAGCGCGTCCAGGATCTGCTTGGCCAGCGTGGTGGGCACGGTGTAGCCGCCCTGCTCGGGATTGAGCGCCGGGTTGCCGGACATGGCGGCGTTGACCTGCTTCCAGTCCTCGGCCGACAGCGCGCTATCGCCGCCGCGCGCCCAGCGGTCGAACAGGCGCATTTCGTTGGACGGCTTCTTGCCGCCGGCGTCGTCGTCGTCGCCCAGCTCGCGGGCGCCGCGCTCGCGCATGGCATTGTCCGCGGTCAGGTCCATCACCTTCTGGTGACGCTCGATGGCCGCATCGATGCGCTCGATCTCAGCCACGTTGTCGTCGTACTTCTTCTGGTCCTCGGCGGTCCAGGTGTTGCCGTTGCCGGTGCTGGTGTCCAGCAGGTTGCGGGTGTCCTTCGCCAGCTGGGTGCGGCGCTCCCGCTCGTCCTGGATGTTGAAAGGCATAGGTGTCGATCCTCTTGGCAATAAAAAACCGCCTTTCGGCGGTCGGGGGTGTGGCAAGCGGGAGCCGCTTACGCTGGGGCGCGCTCCAGAAGCGCCAAGCGGCGCGACAGGGCACTTTGGTGGGCGGTGATGTCCTCGCCATCATCCGCGCTGTTCTCGGGCCGCAAGAGCGCGGCCGGCGTGTTGCTGTAGGCCGACAAGTCCCACTTGTTGCCGGCCTTCTTCTTGCTCACGACCTCGACCACGCGGTCCGCGAAGCCGTGCTCCTTCGCCTCGTCGGCGGTGAACCACGTTTCCTCGTCCATCCACTGGACGATCTGGGCCTCGTCCTTGCCCGTGCGCCGGGTGTAGTCGCCGGCCAGGCCGGTGTCGATCTTCCCCAGCAGGTCGGCGGTCTTGCTCATGTCCGCCTTGTTGCCGATGGCGATGGTCCAGGCGTTGTGGATCATGAAGCCGGCGCCCTGGGTGATCTCCACCTCATCGCAGGCCATGCAGACGCCGGTCGCGGCGGAGGCGGCCAGACCATCGACATGGGCAATGACCGTCGCCCGGTGCTGGGAGATGGCTGTCATCATCGAGCGCGCGGCGAACACGTCACCACCCGGCGAGTCGATGCGCAGGTGGATCACGTCGGCATCGATGCCGGCCATGGCTTGGACGAACATCGTTTCGTCAATGTCACCCCACCATCCGCCGATGACGCCGTGCAGGTAGATGGTGGCCTCCTTGCCGTCCGACTCGGCGCGGACGGGCTTGGACTTGCCGGCGTTATTCTTCGCCAGCTGGAGCAGCTTCGGGATCGGCATCTGGATTTCCTTCGTTGTCGTCGGGCGGCTGCTTGGCCGGCGCCGGGTCTTTCGGTCGGTACAGCTCGTCGCCGCCGGCAATGGGCGGCAGGTTCTTGAGGCGGCGCACTTCGTTGACGGTCATCCAGCCCTGAGCGCCGGGGCCGCCGAGCGCCTTGCCGAAGTACTCCGCCTGGGCCTTGGAGTCGCCGGCCAGCAGGCTATCGACGTTGTGCTCCGTGAAGTAGCGAACGGTCCGAAAGAGCTTTCGGTTCAACTCGTCCCTGATCCGGCGCAGGTGCGGGCCAAGGGTGTGCTTCACGAAGCCGATGCCCATCTGCTCGATGCCGGTTCCCCAGCTCGTCGCCTTGCTGGTTTCGCCGATCATGTGCGGCGGCACGCCGAACGCGCGCGCGATGTCGATCACCTGCCACTGCCGGGATTCCAGCAGCTGCTGGTCCACCGCCGACATCGTGAGTTCCTTGATGTCGAGCCCTTCGGTCAGGATCAGCGGAATTCGCCGGTTGCCCTGCATGCCGCCGTACTTATTCACCCATGCGGCGCGAAAGTCGTCCTGCGCGCCCTGCCCCATCTCCTTCGGGGTGGTAATCGCTACCTCTGGCTTGCCACCCTCGGCGAAGAACTTGCCGGCGTGCTCGTCGCCTTGGATGGCGATGCCGATGCCGTTGCGCGCGCCCCACTGGATGACCGACATCCCGTGCGTGCCGTTGAAGCCGAAGCCCGGGAAGTGCAGCACGTCGTCCTGATCGACCGTGAAGTACCCATCGTCGTCGTGGAACGTGTACTGCAGGCGCCGCGGATCGCGGGGGCTCGACTTCGGCTGCTCCAGGATCATCACCCGATCCCGCGGCCACGGAATGAACCCCGTGGCGTTGCCCGAGCGGTTGCGGGTGATGTAGGCGATGCCGTCGCCCCGGAGCAACATCTGCGCGACCAGGAACTCCCAAGCGGCACCCGCCGGCCACGCCGCGGAGAACTGCTCGTTGAGCAGCCACCAGTAGTCGTGGTCGGCGCGGATGCGCACCTCGCCGGTACGCTCGAACACCGGTAGCGGCAACTGCGCGATGGCGCCGGCGATCAGGGTCACGCAGCCAAAAACCGCCGACACCCGCATGGACGTGGCCGGGCTCACCACCGCGCCGGAGGCGGTGGTGGGATTGCCGAAAATCTCGAACATGCGCAGGCTGGAGGACGAAACAGTCTCCCCCTCCACCACGTTTCCAATGGTCGGCTCGATCCGGTCCCGTGGGTCAGGGCGCCGGCTGTTGTCGAATAGTCCAAGCATCATTCCATCACCACGAAGCCCTGTTGGATTTGCGTTGGCTCCTGCACCTGCAGCGCGCGAGCCATCGCCATGATTAGCGCCACGGCGCCGTCGATCTTGTTCTCGTCCCGCTCCTTGCGTGGATAGACGTTTTCTTTTGCATCGACACGCGCCACGACATTTCCGACCATCCAGGTCATCGCCGCGTTGCCGTCGTGCCAGAGCCGGCGCGCCAGCGTCATCGCCTCCACCTCTTTCATCGGCTCGGAGAGGTTCCGCACGGACTGCGCCATCTCCACCACCGGCAAGCCCTCCTGCCCCAGACGGGTCATCAGGTAGGTGGCCTGCGCCGGGTCATAGGCGATGTCGCGCACATCGACGCCGCGGGCGGCCAGCTCCTTCAACTCTTCCTCGATGAAGCCGTAGTCCGTCATGTTCCCCGGCGTGGAGACCATCAGCCCGTCCAGGACGAAAAGCTGGTACTGCTCGTTCTCCTCGACGGCCGATTCCGGGACGTAGAAGCGAGGGATCGCGTAGTAGCTGCCGTCGCGCTCGAACAGCAGGACGACCGCCGCAACGTCGATCTTCGATGCCAGGTCAACACCGATCCAGCACGGGCAGCCGGCGAAGTCGTCAATCTCGAAGGACCGCTTCTGCCGCTGCCAGGCCAGCATGTTCATCCACGCCAGCCGCGCGCCCACCCAATCGTTCAGGTGCTTCGTCCGGAACGCCGACTGCTTGCGCGCCGACCGCTTGGCCTGGGCCAGCTGTGCCAGCAGGAACGGCTCGAACACGGACACGCCGTAGTTCGGGTTGGCCTTCCGCAGGCTCTCCGGATCGTCCCAGCGGTCGCCCTCGTCAATGCCGTAGATGACCCCGAACACGGTTTCGTCCTGGACCTCGCCCTCCAGGATGCGGATCACATCGCGCCGCTTCTCGTAGCAAGGCCCGGCCAGGTTGGTGCCGGCCGTGGTGATGATGCACAACAGCGGTTGCTCGCGTGCACCCATACCCGTCTGCATGGCATCGACCATGTGGTCGGTGTCGTGCTCGTGGTATTCGTCCACCAGCGCGGCGTGCGGGCTGGAACCGTCGCCGGGCTTGCCGATCATCGGCTCGAACTTCGACATGTCCTCCATGACGAACATGGGGCCGGGGTTCTTGGGGTTCCCCGACTGATCGATGCCGAAGCGCGCGCGCAGTGCCGGCAGCTTCTGCACCATCTGCCACGCCGGCCGGTAGACCTCGAACGCCTGCTTCTCGCTGGTCGCGCCCGAGTAGACCTCGGCGCCGGCCTCGCCATCTGCCGCGAACAGGTACAGACCGCGCGCGGCCAGGCGCAACGACTTCCCGTTCTTGCGCGGCACCTCTTCGTAGGCTTCCCGGAACCGGCGCAGGCCGGAGCCCTTGTAGACCCAGCCGAACAGGTTGCACTCGATGAAGTGCTGCCAAGGCTGGAACACCAGCTTCTGGCGCTGCGCCGCCCACTTGCCCTTGGTGTGCGGCATCATCTCCATGAAGCGCACCGCGCGGTCAGCCTTGGCGGCGTCGTACTTGTAGGGCCAATCCGGCCCGCGGCGCTTGAGATCGTCAAGGAACCGCTGGCAGGCCAGCCGCGCGTACTTGCCGGCCGCGATCTTGCCGGCCACGACGCCGCGCGCGTAGCTCTTGGCAGATTCGGTCGGCGTCATGCGCTAGAACTCGTCGAAAGGATTGCCCTCCGGGGGCTTCTCGGTTCCCAGCTTCTGCCGGTCGGCCGGCGTCAGTCCCAGCCGCGCCAGGCAGCCGATCAGGTGGGAGTACTTCGCCGCGACAAACTCGCCGCGGCTGGCGCGAAACTCGGCAAGCAGCGAGGACGCCACTTCCATGATGAATCGGTCGGCGCTGGTCAGTACGCCCGGCAGGGCGCATTTCTCCAGCTCTTGCCACACCTCGGACACTTCGTCCGGCAAGTGACCAGGAGGTTTGCCCAACGGCTTCCCCGTCTTGGGCGGCTCCTTCTTGTAGCGCTGAGGGTCTTTCTTGGTCGCGCCTTTCAGCTCGGCCAACTCCCTCGGCTGTCGATGGCGAGCCATCTGACCTCCCGTACCTGAAATTCAAATTCTGCGGACGCGCGAAGAAAGGGGGGCGCGCGTATCGGGCCGAGACCGCCCTGGACTTTTGCCCTCCCCCTCCCCATTCCGTTCATCCTTCTGTGGATAACTCGGGTCCGCGGCGTCACGCCCGAACCCGCCGTTCTCCCTCGCCGTCTTGGCGCTGTGGCAGCTGTGGCACAGCGACTGCAGGTTGTCGTCGGCGTTGTTGGCCGAGTCCCCATCGATGTGGTCCACGTCGGTTGCTGCCCGCACCCTGCCGGCCTTGGCGCACTCCCTGCACAACGGCTCGCGGGAGAGCTGCACCTCCCTTATCCGGCGCCATGCCGTCGAGTTGGTGGGCAGCGCGCGCCGCGCCTGCCTGCGCCTCACCTGCTTGGCCGGTTCCTTGTAGGGGCGCCAGCCCGGGGCGCGGTGCTGGGGTGGTCGCATCGGCATCAGTACGGGTTCCCGTCCAGGTCTACGCGCTGCGGCTCCTGCTCGTCCTCCACCGGGTGACCGGCCTCCTCGCCGAGCAGCTGGGCCACCGACTGCACCAGCAGGCCCACATGGGTTGCCAGCCCGCCCACCTGCTTGGCCTGCTCCTCGATAGCGGTCACCAGCCTCTCGATCCGCGCACCGGCGCAGGATCGGGACTGTTCGGCCAGTTCAGCCACCGACGCGGCACGGGCTGCGGCTTCCGCATCGATGCGGCCCTGCAGCTCTCGGGTGATCGCCAGCAGCTCAAGCGAGGTCGGCACCTTCACCGGATGCCCCATCTCGTTGTCCATCACATCCTCCCGCGCCCGCGGCGCTTAACTCGCACGACCAGGCCGCGCCGTATCCACCACTCCACCCGCTGCCAGTCCGGCTCCATGCCCGTCACCCGGGCGAACCACACCAGCGCGTGGAGGTACCAGCGCACCCACCAGCGCCAGCCGATGGATGCTGTGACCGTCTCGGACATCAGAACTCCTCCACCGCCCAGCCGCCGCCGTCCTTCTTGGGGCGCACGCGCACCGCGATGAACCGAAACGGGTACTGGTCGGCCGCGATCTTGATCTTCGCCCTGGCATCGTCCTGCCAGAACCCTTTCACCTCGTGCAGCTCCATCACGCCGTCCGCGGCCAGGACTGCGAAGTCAGGGGTATAGAACGTGTTGTCGGCGAGCCGCAGCTTGATGCCCTCGAACCGGAACCAGAGGATTTCCCCGGCGTGCTGCAGCGCGCGCAGGTGCTCGCCATACGCCGCCTCGGTCTGATTCATCTTCCCGACCTTGAGCCGGCCGAGCGCGAGGTGCCCACCTCCGACCTTGCGCTTCACCGGTCGGGAACCTCGATGGCACAGCCAGCAGCTACGACCGCGCGCCGGGTGTCGATCAGCTCCCGTTGGAGCCACCCGATCCACGCGTCTGCCCGGTCTCCTCCTGCAACAAGATGCGTCGCGCCTGCCCACCGAAGTTCGGCGGCAGCATCTTGTCCTCGGGCAATGCCCGCAGCTCCACCGGCGCCGGCTCCGGGCGCACCACAGGCCCACTCCGGCCGCAGCTGCACAGAACCACGGCGCAGAGCAGCGGCAAGATCACGTTCGGCACGGCTCGCATCGTTGAGGGCCTTCTGGTAGCGGGTGTCGTTCTCGTGCCGGCTCTGGGCCAGCTTCTCGGATGCAGCGCGCGCCTTGGCGGCCACGGCGGCGGTGCCGGCGGCCAGCTGCTGCAGGGTCGCGGCGTGCTTGGCGTTCTCGGCCGCGCGGGCCTGGACCTCGGCCTGGTACTCACCGCGCCAGTGCGAGCCGCCCCAGCGGTAGCCGAATGCCAGCACCAGCAGGGCCAGCAGCAAGCCGGCCGCCCAACGGGCCATATCCGCATACGGGCGCAGGGGATCGAGGGACAGGTTCATGCCCTCTCCCTCCGCACCATCCAACCATTCACCAGACGCACCCGGCACGGCGGCCGCATATCGTGAGCCGCGCCCCACAGGGCAGCGGCGAGGATCGCTTTCGGCAGTGCTGCGCTCATCAGTCCGTCCCTCCCGCGGCATGCTCGCTGTCCGGATCGAACGGGGGCGGCTCCAGGCCGGAAGCGCGCATCAAGCCCTCCAGCCGGTAGATGTGGTTCAACATGCGGCCGCTCCGCTTCTCCAGCTTCTCGACCTTCGCGTTCAGGCGGTCCAGCTCCTGCCGCACGGTCTCGTAAAGCCGCGACTCCGTCGTGATTGCCTGGTCGTCGCGCTTGCGCCCCGCCCTGCCACCGAACCATCCGGCCAGCGATGCCACCAGCAGCAAGGCCCATTCGCTCAAGCTCTTGGGGACCGCATCAGGCATCATGCCAATGCCTCCCGCACACCCGCCTCGATCACAGGATCGGGCCAGAACAGGCCGCCGTTCTCGTGCCGAGCAATGGCCGTCACCAGCCGCTGCAGGGTCACCTGCCGGTTCAGGCCGATGATCTCGTTCGCGCCAACACCCACCTCTCGCGCCACCTGGGCAACGTATGCCGACGTGTTGTTCTCGGACGGGGGCGCCCAGCGGTTGATGATCTCCCGTACCGTGCGCAGCCCGTGCTTCCGCTGGTACGTGAGCAGGGTTTTCGCCAGCGCGCGGAACCCCGCCTGCGCCGTCAGGAAAACGCAGAAGCGCGGCTCCCGCTTCATGGCCTCCGGCCCGCGGTCCTCGCCCTGCCACGCAATCGCGGTGCGATCGATGTTCCCCGGGTTATTGTTCCGCACGCCGCGGGGGGTCGGTTTCTTGTCCATGCAGAACCTCAGATTGCAATGGGGCGCCCGCCACCGCAGCCGGCTGGCTCCGATGGTTGCTCCGGTGAGGGTGGGCGGGCGTAAAGGGTCCGATCACCACCGCTGGCTAGGCGATTCCGGCCATGGCGGTAGCCGGTGCACTGCCGCTTAGGTAGCAGCACGACGCCAGCCCCAATCGCCTCACGGCGAGCGGAGGGGTTTTCGGCGCGGTGGTGATCGGGTTGAAAAGAAGAAGCCCGGCTTGTGCCGGGCTTTCGTCGCGTGATGGTAGGAATGTAGGGCCAAAATCGCGCGGCTGTCACCCGCGCACTACGCGGCCGACTGCTGGAGCGCGTGGCAGAACCTGTTCGCTGCGCACTGCTCCGCCTCAAGCATCTGGGTCAGCAGCCAATCCACCACTTCGGCCCATCCCTCCCGGTACGTCGAATCGCCGACGCCGAGGGCGGTGGCGCGCTCGCGGTTGCTCAAGCGTTCGCCCTTCATGTAGCCGATTGCCACCGTAGCGATCTCCGGCATCCGCTCTTCCAAGCGCTCGGGCCACAGCCGGTCGCGGGCAATCGCCACCCGCGCCTTGAGGATCTCCAGGTGTCGCACCGTGCGCTCCTCCCGGTCGCGGTTGAACCGAGCCATGCATTCGGCAATGCCCCAGGTCGCGCGCGCATCCGCGTAGTCCTTCGACCGCCGGTTCCGCTCCTCCAGCGCCATGCGCGTGATGCCCTCCAGCACCCGCAGGATGTCGCCGCGGCTCGGGTCGGGACCGTGCAGCAGCTCCAGCAGGTCTCGGCCAATGCCAGCCGGCACCATGCCCAGCGCCCCGGCGATGTCGATATTGCTCAGTTCGACCACGCCACCGCCGGCCGCGCCGTCCAGCCTGGCAACGGTGGGGTTCAGCCGCGCCAGCAGCTCGCGCACGTTGTTCATGCCGCTCTCCTTTGTTCGATCACGTAGGTCTGTTGCTCGATCAGCTCGTCGTCCGAGCCGTAGGTCTCGTGGAACACGCGCGAGCCATCAAGCAGGCTCGGGCCGTAGATCGCCCGCATCCACGCGAAGCTGTTCCCCTCCAGCGGGTGGCGTCGGTGATGCCAGGCGCACAGCGCATACCCGAACATGTGCCCGCGGCGGACGTTGCCGCTCTTCGCGTGGTTGTAGTCGCAGCCGATCACCACCAGCTCTGGCGCCAGCAGGTCGGCGGTGACTAGCGCCAAGCACGCCATGCAGGGGCCCTCCTTCGCCGACACCATGCGCTCAGCCTCCGCCGCAGTCGGCGCGCCGGTCGAATGAGCCATTGCCATCAGGCACCGCCCTCACCGTCGAATCCAAGCTCCCGGGCAGCGCGCGCCATGGCCGCGGCCGCGGATTCGCGGTTCGACACCACCGGGGCCGTGGGCGGCACGTGCGGGAGAGCCGGCACAGCAGCCGGCAGCGCGCCGCCGGCCGAGACGTGGCGCAAGGCCTGGTCGTATGCCGCGGAGATCATGCGCGCCTGCTGGTAGCCGTCAGCGGTGTTGAACGCGTGCAGGTCGATCATCGAACGCACCAGCACCGAGAACGGGCTGCGATCCTGGCCGGGCCGCATCTCCTGCTCCACCTGGGCCAAGGACGGCAGGCCCAGACACAGCGCGCGGAACTTCGCCGGGTTCGGCGGCCACTCCAGCCCTGCCCTCAGGCACGCCGCCATCCCGTCTGCGACCTGCCTCGGGAGCAGCCCCTTCAACGCGACCAGCCACGTCTCACCGGCGATGGTCAGAGGGCCGTGCGGATGGGCCGGCGCCTTGCCGTTGTCCCGCCCCCACTTCCCAGGGAACATCGCATCCATGCGCTCCCACAGGGTCCACAGCGCCTCGATGGCGCGCGGGCTCGCATCAGCCGACGACGGAGAACTCTCCGTCGATGACGCTGCCGGCCGGCTCTGCTCGTCCACCTGGGCCTGCGCGGCCAGCGCGGTTACCGCCGTGGCGGCGCTCGTACTCGGCGCGGAGTTTGGAGACTCCGGCAGCAGAACCTTGTGCAGCTGTTCCATGGGCATGGCCTCCTGATTTCGGGATTACGGGGAGCGACAGGCCGGCGGCCATTGCGTCGCGGAGGGATTGGTTCATGTCCCCGCCGGCGTCGGCGATGGACCGGAGCATGGGCAGGATCTGCATCCAGCCCTGCACCGACAGCGTTCGGTTGATGACCAGGCGATGGCGGACGAACTGCGCCATGACCTCGCGGTCGAGCCCGGCGGGGAGCTGACCCAGGGGCGCAAGTTCCCGGTCGATGTCCGACTCGGCCAGGCCGCCCGACACACACGCTCGCGGTGTGGGTTGCTCTTGGTTGCTTTTGGTTGCTCTTGGTTCGGGTGCAATAGCTGTTGCACCCTTAAGTGCCCCGTTTTGCACCCTTAACGACGCCGTTTTGCACCCTTTAGCCCCCGAATTTGCACCCTTACCACCCTCGTTTAAGGGTGCAAAATTTGCACCCTTACGCTCAGCGCAGCTCGCGCGCCCTGCATTCAGGTTGCCTTTCTCGGCATCGCTTTTTAAGGGTGCAATTTCTGCACCCTTAATCCATTCGGGATTGATGCGGTACTCGCGGGGGCGCCCGGCGTAGCCCTGCCCGGCCAGTCGACCACCCGTCCCGGCATTCACAAGAACGAGCCACCCGGCCGCCTGCATGGCGCGGAGCTGGTACTGAACCGTGCGCTCGGACTGCCGCGTCTTGGCTGCCAGCAGCGCCACTGAGGGGAAGATGTGGGTTCCGTCGTCGTGGGCGTGGTCAGCGAGAGCCAGCGCCAAGAGCATTTCGCCGCCGCCCGCGTGGTAGCGGTCGAAGACCATGCCTGTCATTCGCGCGCTCACGCTAGTTGCCCTCCGCCTCTGCCAGCTTTGCGTAGCGCAGGTTCTTGTTGATCCGATCCTCCAGGGAGCGCACACGCGCGCGCTTCACGGCAAGCATCGGCCCCGCTGGAACACGGTCCGTCAGCAGCTCGTCAAGCTGTGCCTGCAACTCGGCTGCCGTCTTGCGCAGGTACTCCGACCGCTTGCCGACCCACTGCGCCGCCGGCTTCCCGGAAGCGCGCGCCCGCCGATCAAGTTCGGCGCGCAACTGCTGATCCGAGTAGCGGGCAAGGCCCACCGCCCGCGGCTTTGGCTTCGCGTCCTGACTCATCGCTGGTCTCCCAGCAGGGCAACGAACCGCCGCTCGACCGTCACCGCGGCGATGATCACGTCCTGACATGCGTTCACGATCTTCCGGGCATGCGGGCGGTCGCGCTCATCGATGACGCCATCCGAGATGGCCGGCGTCAGTGCGGTCACCAGCTGGCCGAAGTCCGCCATCAGGCTGCCGATCCCGGCCGTGTCCGCATCGGGCGCGATGTGCGCCAGTCGAACCGGCAGCATGCCCCGCCGCGCAGCCAGGTCGCGTTCGCAGTCGCTGCGATACGGCTCCGGCAGGCTCAGCACCCAGGCATCCTCGAGGTCGGCCGGCAGCGTCTTCACCGTGCCATCAATGTAGCGACGCAGCGCCTGGCCGTTGGCCTTGAGCGCGTCGGCCAGGTCGTCGCCCTCCCCCAGCCGGAACGGCACGGCCTTCTTGTCCCGCATGTGCGGCGCCACCAGCGCGAAGTAGTTCTCCGCCACCTGCATGGCGAAGCTGTTGGCGTTCGTCGCAGTCTCGTTGAGCAAGCGGTGCGTGTAGGCGTAGATCACCTGCGAGCGCGGAGGCAGAAACTGCCTCCCCAGCTTCATGCCATCGGCGGCGGCGCCCGGCAGACTGCATCCCATGGACGGAATCGAACTCATCTCAGGCGGTCTCCACCGGCACGATGCGCGACGCATCGGGGTCCTCGGGCTCCTGCGGCGCCGGGGCGGCGGGTGCATCGGCGAGCAGCGCCTGCAGCTGTGGCGAAGCCGGGACGATGGCGTCGTCCGCCCACCCCTCTACGGTTTCGCGCGGCAGCTGCAGCAGGACGGCCAGGCTCGTGTCGCTGGTCAGCGCCAAGCGTTCCATCAGCGCGCGCTTCGTGATGCCCTCGTCCCGGAACACGTCGGGCCGGAGAAGCTCCAGGTACTGCCGGCGCGCGTCCGGGATTCCGTTCTTCCGCCAGTCGCTAACGGAGGGGGCCTTGACTCGGCAGAGCCTGGCGACCGTCGCAGTGCCGCCGAGCGCATCGATGATCTGGGAGGGGGTTTTGGTGTCCATGGCGCAGAAGCTTAGGACTAGCTAAGTCGGCGGTCAATAGCCAGTCCGAAGCCAACCCTAATTAGGCTTAACTAATGAGCACTCTCGCCGAACGCCTTTCCCTCGCTATGTCTCAGCGGGGCATGTCCCAAGCAGAACTTGCGCGGCTGTGCGGCGTGAGCCAGCCAAGCGTTCACGGCTGGTTGAGCGGCAAGTCGAAGTTCCTCCGGGGCGAGAACCTTCTTAGCGCAGCGGCAGCTTTGGTGGTATCGGATGAGTGGCTGGCCACCGGTCAGGGCCCCATGGAGCGGCGCCATGCACCCGGCCCAGCTAAGTCTCAATCGGCGCGACCTGACCCGGCGATCCTCTCCGCCACCCAAGATTTCCTTGAGCGAGCCTTTGCTGCACTCGGCAAGAAGTTCTCACTCACGGCGGAAGCCGACTTGTTCGCGGACGTCTATGAGTGGGTTTCCGAGGACGACAGGCCGATAGATCAAAGAAACCTTGTGGACTTCGCTCAATGGCGGGCGAAGCGGGATAGTCACAGGGAGCGAGATGAGCAAAACGGACACACTTCTGGAAAAGTTGCTGGAGCGGATCAGCGCCGCACCGCCGGCTGACAAGCCGCTGGCTGATGTTGGGGCGGTTCGCCCCATGGACGAGATCACGCGGCAGAGCCACATCCGTATGATCCGCAGCTTGACCAGGGCATACAGGCAGTTCGGCTTCCAACTCTTGGTGGACCAAGCCACCATCGGCTGCGCGGCCATTGAGGACCTACCAGATGCCGAGCTGGTGGCGCTACATCGAGACCTGGACCGAGCACGGGAGTGCATTGCGGATGGGGTTACGTTTGAGGATGCCGGCCTTCTGCGCTCGATGCGCTGACCACTAGCTCGTAGTGATGTTCATCAAGCCCCACCTCTGGTGGGGCTTCTATTTCGGCCGGATAGTGCCGGATTGAATGAACCAATAGTTAAACGTTCAGCATTCTAGTCGAAAAGTTAGCCACTCCTATTGACTTAGAGATTAGCTAGTCCTAATTTTACACCCGTCGCCCCAAGACCAGCCCATCCCGGGCCGGGGCACGGAGACCGCAAATGTCCGGCACCGCCGCGCTCCCGCAGCGCCGACCCGCAGTCGCAGTGCTGCGCGAGGCCACCAGGCACCTCCCGAACACCGTCTATGTCGAGGCCAGCGAGGCCATTGACCGGCTCGAGCGCGTGCTTGAGGAAGCCACACGGCGCGCCGACGGCGCCGGCAACCTGCGCCCCCTGCGGGCGGCCATCTACAGCGCGCGGGGTGAGGCATGAGTGCGCGCCGGGACATCGAGGCGGACGTGCTTGTCCACTTCATGAAGGACACCACGGACCACCAGCTTGAAGTCGTGAAGGATGACGGCTTGCACCGCCACCTGCGGTTCCGCCGACCGGGCACCTACGTCTACGGGTTCGATGTGGTCACGTGGCCGGGCCACCTCGCCATCAGTGGCGATGTGGGAGCAGCCATGTTCAGCCGGCTGCCCGACATGTTCGAGTTCTTCCGGCAGCGGCCCGATCCCGATTCCCCGGCCAAGCTGTACATCAACTCCGGCTATTGGGCGGAGAAGTGCACGGCCAACGACGGCGCGATGAAGAAGTTCAACAACGACCTGTTCGAGCGCGAGGTCCGTGATCACTTCGACAGTTTCATGCAGGCCCATGGCGAGTTCGAGGGATTCGAAGAGGCCCGCGATGCGCTCTGGGACGAGATCGGCGAAGAGGTTTTGGGTCACTACGACAGCACCCACGAGGCGCTTGTGGCGTGCATGGATTTCGAGCCGTCGGAAGATCGATTCCCGGGGTTCAGCATGCATGACGCCTGGGAGTGGGCGAGCAGCGTTGAGTCCTACACGTTCCACTTCCTGTGGCGGCTCTACGCCATCGCCTACGCCGTAAAGGTATACGACGCCCTCAAGGCCGAGGTGCAGGCATGATCCGCGCCCTCCTCGCATCCTTCCTGCTCGCCTTGGGCGGCTGCGCCGCGCCGGTCCACCCTGAGCCCGTCTCGTCCGCCGTGCTGGCCGTGGACGGCAAAGTCGCCATCCCGGCTGACCTGATCGTGACGAGCCCGCGGATCTGCGCTGCGCTCGCGGTCTACGACCTGGCCCAGCACGACGACTGGGGCCTGCGCGCCACCATCGCCCACACCGCCTTGAACGGCTTCCGGGTTGCTGATCGCGTGCCGAACTGCGCGGCCGGCGTCGGCGCCGCGCTGACGCAGGATTTCGAGCCGCGCCGCTGGCAGGACGCGCTCGATGCCGTCGACGCCGTGACCAGCGGCTCCTACTCCGTTTCCCCCGACGCATGCACCCGGGCAACTGCGGTTGCCCCCCTGTCCTCCGTGGTGAACGCCGAAACCCCGTCGGCAGCCCGGGTGCATTGCGTCATCTACGACCTCGCGTTCGTCAGCGCCGCGCCCTGACGCGGCCCAGGAGAAGCCCATGCAACGCATGATCAGCCACCCCGAACCGATCGCGCCCTGCAGCAAGGGCCACGCCGCCCGCCACATCCATGACCTCCGCCGGGCCTCCGCCGGCGGCGGACACGGCATCGAGTGCGCCTGCAGCCACACCGCGCGGCACCCCGAGTACGAACGCGCCCTGGCGGAATGGGAGCAGATGCACCAGCAGCCGGCCGCGCGCCGCGCGCCCAGGACGCCGCGCAGGGTTTTCCCGGCCATGCCGCAACTCCAGCTGTCGCTCTGAGGTGGCCATGTCCGACGACGCCCAATCCGCCCTGCTCCTGGACGCCATCTCCAAGAAGCCGATGACCGCCATGGAGATCCTGACCGAGCTCGGCATCGCCCGCGCCAGCGCGCGCGTCTACGACCTGCGCCGGGATGGCTATGTCATCCACTCCACGGCGGTCGTGGTCCGCAACCGCCGCGGCAAGCCCTGCCGAGTTGCGCGCTACAGCGCGCCGACGGCACAGAAGCTCCTCATCCCGCATCTGCCGGGACGCGCCCGGTACACCCATCGCCCTGGCAAGAAGGACGCCAACGCATGAACGCACACAACGAGCAGCACGATTCGGCATCGCCAGTTGTCAAGCAAAACTTGACTACTCAGCCCGCCGCAGCGCAGGAGGCGGTTGCGTTCCGCCTGCTCTACAAGACGCACGGCGGCGAGTGGTCCACGCAGGGCCGCCCGTGGGTGGACGGCAAGCCTGATCCGCAGATCGTGGCCGATGCCGCCCTGCCGGGCTCGCGCTGGAAGATCGAGTACGCATACGGCGGCCCCGCCCCCGCAGCGCCGGGGATCGACCGTGATGCCGTTGAGCGACTGCGCAACCTTGCGGACTACGCTGGCACGGCCGGCTACCCAAGCATGGGCGGGGACATCAAGGCTCTGCTGGGTGCCCTCGACGCCAGCCCCAAGGGCGCCACGCTGAACGAACAGTTCGGAAACGCCGAAGGGTTGGACAGCCCCAAGGGCGGCAGCGAGGCGCGGGATGCAGCGCGGTGGAACGAACTGTGCCAGCAGTTCGATGCGGGCATGCTGCCCATTGCCATTATCGACGATGCAATGGCGATGGGTTCCGGCGCGCTGGAACTGCACATCGATGAAGCGATACGGGCGCAGGCCAGCGATGCGGAGGTGCGGCCGTGAGCGCGCGCATTCCCTACGGCCGCACCGGCGACGACATGGACCTGCCGCCGGGCAAGACCTGCGGGGACTGTGTCCACTGTCGGCGCTGCACGGCGATTTTCGGCCATATCCCCGAGGACGAGTCGTGCGATTGGAGCCCGTCCAGGTTCCTGGAGGCCCAGCAGGCCAACAGCCACGGCGCGGGGGTGTCCAATGGCAATTGATTACAGCAGCATCGACGCAGCAATTGTCAGCTGCATTGAAAATGGGGCCGACACGTTTGGCGCGATCTTCCCGAATCGAAAGGTTAAGGAGGCGTGCGTCGCCGCGTTCGGCGATGAGCGAGCGGACTGCTACAGAATCGTGGACCGCCGGCTGCAATCACTGCGCAAGAGGGGAGCCATAGAGCTTCACAACCGAAAGTGGGCGGTGCGCCATGGCTGACCTGATGCAGCAGGCCCGCGAGCAGTTCGAGGCGTGGATGACGACGCAGACCACGCACGGTAACGAACACGTCATGACGCGCGTTGGAGGCGGTGATGAACGGTACATGTCGCCGCTCACGTCAAGCATGTGGGCGGCGTGGCAAGCCGCCACCCTGCGCGCCGCGCCGGAGGGTGGCGTCCCCGAGCGCACAATGATGGCGCTGGCGACTGGTTGGCGCAGGCACGCAGCGGCCGGTGGGCGTGGCAGGGCCGCGCTGATCCAGTGCGCCGAATCGCTGGAGGCTGCTGTCATCGCCGCCCGCCCGCAGGGGGTGAAGGATGCTGGCTGATACCCCGCCGGTACTGGACCCGTGCTGCGGCGGCCGGATGATGTGGTTCGACCCCAGCGACCAACGCTGCCTGTTCGGCGACCGGCGGAACGAGACGCTCATCGTCACCGACCGGACACACCGCGATGACGGCACCCGCGCCGTGCACGTTCACCCGGACGCGCTGCTGGACTTCCGCACCCTGCCGTTTGCCGACAACTCGTTCCCGCTGGTGGTGTTCGACCCCCCGCACCTGGTGCGCGCCGGTCGGCATTCCTGGCTGGCGGCGAAGTACGGCCGGCTCGGCGCCGACTGGCGGGATGATCTGCGCGCCGGCTTCGCCGAGTGCTTCCGCGTGCTGCGGCTGGAGGGTGTGCTGATCTTCAAGTGGTCCGAGGTGCAGGTGGCCACGCGCGACGTGCTGGCGCTGACGCCGCACAAGCCGCTGTTCGGGCACCCGACGGGCAAGCGCGCCGGCACGCACTGGATCACCTTCATCAAGCTGGCCGACAGCCCGCAGGAGGCGAGCGATGCGTGACCTGGACGTGCGCCAAGCCGGCGCCATGCACTATGTCCCGCCACCCGAAAGTGAGGTGAGCTATGGAAAACATGCTGCAATGGGCCGAAGCAACGAAGCACGACCTCTGCGGACGAATTCGAGAGCAGGCGTGCGAGAGGCTGCTGAACGAGGCAGCGGACGTCATCGAGCAGATGATCGGGGCGCATCGATCAATCATCGCCCCAACGCCGGAGATGCTTCGCGCGGCCTACTCAGCGGGCGGTGCCGGCATGGGCTTTCACGAGTTCCAAGGTCGCTACAGGGCTGCGCTGAGTGCGATGCTCGCGTCGATGGGCGACGACTTGGGCTAGACCAACACCGCGCGCAGTCGAGGGGCTGCGCGCGGGCTGGCCACACCGGGGACGTGGACCAAGCCAAGCACTCGGCTCGGGTCTACCTGTCAGAAGCTCGAAGCCGCCGCGGAACCGACTTCTTCTGGACCCTACTCGCCTGGGCGACAAACGCTCGACGGCGCGCTACTCATCTGCCCGAGCGATCCGCTCCGCCAGCCGCGCCGGCCCAGCTGGAGCTATTCGCATGACCCGCAGCCTGACCCCAAACCCGCAACCGCTCGCGCCGACCATAGGTGCGCAGCCGGTGCGAAAGCGAACCGGTAGGCCGCCGGTCCTGATCAACTGCGGGCGCTACGGCCGGCTTTCTGTCCCGCAGATCGCCGTGGTCGCCGGGGTTACGGACGCCGCTATCCGTGCCCGCCTCCGCTACGGCTGGAAGGGCGCGCAGCTTTGCCAGGCTGTCGGCGCGCGGCCGAACGCGAAGCGCGGCGAGATCCGGGTGCCGACCATGCTGATTGCGGTGCAGCTGGCCCAGCGATTCCGGGACCGGGCGCCGAGCGTGGAGGAGATCCGCAAGTTCAGGCCGATGAGCCTCTCCGCGGCGAGCCGCTGGCGCCAGGTCATCCGGGCCGCGCTCGAAGCGAATGGGCCGCGAGGTGCCTGCGATGACTGACTTCAGGATCAGTCCGGCCATGGTGAAGGCGCTGCGCCGGCTTGCTCACGGGCAGAAGGGCCTGGACGAGGAGACCTACCGGGCGCACGTCCGGGCTGTCGGGTGCGAAAGCACCTTGGACCTCACCCGGCCACAGCACGCGGCGCTGCTGCAGCGCCTGGTCGCCCTCCCCGACAGCCCGAAGGTGCGCGGCAATGCTCGGCGCGCCTGAGCAGCTCGACATCTTCGGCTACCGCGCCCGACGCCTAGCCGAAATCAACCGTGTCGCAGCGGATGCAGCGCGCGTTGCCTACAACTTCCCATCCTCCATCAGGGAGGAGCGGGTTCAGCACTACCTCGCCGAAGCGGCGCGCTACGACGCCTTGGCGGAACAATCAGCAGGAACCACCGATGGCCGCTAAAGATTACTCAACCTTCTGGCTTCTCTACGGCCAGTACGGGCCGATGATGACCGTGGAGAAGTTCCGCGAGGAGTTCATGCCGCGGCTCACCATGAAAACCCTGCAGAACTGGATCGCCAGGGGCGACGCCCCGCGCCCCGTGAACGGCATCATGGACGTGCGCGACGTGGCCGCATGGTGGGACGCCCAGCGCAATGGCGAATGACCATCGCCGCGCGGTGAACCAGACCAGCACCGCGCGACATACACGTCACTGTTTTTAATAGGAATCCGTCCAATCCATCATCGGCGCGACCGACAGCCTCAAACCCTCCAGAACGTAGGGCTGATGGGGCTTGATGGCCTCGACGCGGGGCGTTTCGGTATGCGGCATGGTCCTGGTGCTTCTACGGGTCTGCGGGGCACTGCCCGTGCGGCGGCGTGGTGCATGTGGCGCGACGGGAGCGATCGCCGCCAGGCGCCGGGCCAAGGGCGCGACATCTTACACGGGGCTTTTGCACCCACTGCTGAAGGCAACAGACAGGGTGCTGTACCTCAAACGCTCAGCCGACTCATCCCCTAAAGCAGCATAGCTGCCAGCGACGACAGCCGGCCGGTTCACGCAGCGATCCACGGACGGAGAAATCCGGCCCGGATGTTGACGCCAGCCAAACCGACCACGCTTGTACTCCGGCAACCCGGACGTGGCGGGGCAGCCACATCCCTCAGCTCAGCGGGCCGCAGCCTGCCCCACCCTTGCGCGGATTCATCGCCTGGGCGGGCTCCGCCTGCGCCGGACCAGGCGCAGGCCCCACCGTCGCGGCGCGGCGGATGGCGCTCAGGGCGCCGACACCACCGCCGAGGGCACCCAGCCCTTGTTGCCCATCTCGTCCTCGACTTCGAGCATGTTCCCCTGGATGTTGCCGGTGGGAAACACCAGCATGCCGGTCGCCAGTTCGGCCACCGTGCCCGCCTGGCTGTTCGCGCCGCTGAGCAGTCGCGCGGTGCGGCGCAGCGCGAGCGTACCCGCACCTGCCAGTTGCTTCAGCGCCAGTTGCGCGTCGGGCACCCCATCGGCGACTGCTGGCACGGCGGTTGGCGCCACCGGCAGCCCGGGCACTGCCTCGACTTCGCCAGGCACTGGCAGCGGCAGCGACGCGGCGGCCGCTGCGGCGAGCACCGGCATCACCGCGGTGGCCTGCGCGGCGATCGCCGGCGCGTCCAGGCGCGCCATCGGTTCGACCGCGGCCATGATTGCCGGGGCCTGCGGGGCCGCCTTCGGTTGCTGCCGCGCGAACACCCGGCTGCGTGGCTTCTGGATGTCCGCAACCATCTGCTCAAAGGCTTCTTCGTAGGCCTCCTGGATGACCTTGCCGATCTCGGTGTTCTCCCAGCTGCCCAGGCGTACGCCGGCGTTACCCTGCGCATTCGACGCATTGACCATCGCCGACCACGCGCGATCGGTGATCTTCGCCTCGCCGGTCACGCTGACCAGCTGTTCGGACGTGCGTACGTCCACGAGCGTCAACACCACCTGCGCGGCCTGCTTGTTGCTGGACATCTTGCCCGCGATGCCAAGCGTGGCGACGTTGAGCATGCCGGCCATCAGGCCACGCTTCTGGCCGGACGCCGCCTGCACGCCGACATTGCTGCCGCCCGCGTTCGGGTTCTGCGACACGATGTCGGGAATCAGCACGAAGTCGGCACCCAGCATCTGCCCCGCCCCGATGTTCTGGTCGTCCTGCAGGTGGCCCGCCCTGGCCAGCGCGCGCTCGGCCTGCGCGGCGGCAAAGCCGACGCCCCGGTCCAGGACGGAGAAGCAGCGGGAGTCGTTCACCAGCACGCGCAGCATGCGCGTCGGTGCGGGCAGGCCGTACGACGCCCAGGCCCCCATGCCGTCGTCCGGCTCGACGATGCGCAGGGAGCCGGCACTTTCCGGACACTTCTTCGAGCCCAGCGCGGCGGTGATCAGGCGCCCCCCGGGAATGATCTTCGAGATCGCGGCATGGCTGGCAAAGCTGCTCGCTCCCAGAATGACGCCAAGGACAGCCGCGATCACAACGCGGGGCCGGATTGAAGTTTCCATCATCATCACTCTCCTGATTGCCCCTTGCCGGGACAGGTATCCAGACCATCCGGCCTGCACGACGCACGCCGCGGTCAGTCGCACGCGACCGGGCACCATATAGGTTTGTGATGAATGTGTGAAGAGGGGATTTCCCCGAAAATACAAGGCATTGGTGCGCGTTGCAGGCGGCACGTCGCACGATCCCGCAGCGGCGCAGAAGACCCACGCTGGACCCGCGGATGAAGCTGTCCGGGCGGATGCGGTGCGGCCCTCTCCGCCGCGCACCGGGAACCGGCGCTGCGCCCTCGTGCCCAGCCCTCGGCCAGCCCGGACAGCTCCACCGACACCACGCCTTCGACGCGGCCCAGTGCTCCGCCCTGGCCAGCATCTGCGCGCGCGGCAGCGGCGGGTCGCAATCGATGTCGACGATGTCGTTGTCCTGCGCGCGCGGACGCAGGGTGATGCGCCGGACCGGCAGGCCCGCGTCGCTGGCGGCATTCTCCACCCGCGCCAGCGGCGTACCCGCCGCGATGCGCAGGCGCAACCGGCCGCTGTGTGCGCGACGGTGCAGGCAACGCTGTTCCAGCGGCTTGAGCAATGCCAGGATCGCCCACATCAGCAGCGTCGCCATGATCGTCGCCGCATAAAGGCCGGCGACCGCAGCCAGGCCAACCGACGCCACCGCCCACAATCCAGCGGCGGTGGCCGGCCCGCGGATCACCTGCTCGCGCTGCAGGAACAGGAGGGTGCCGGCACCGGGGAAACCGACGCCGCTGGCCACCTGCGCGGCGATGCGCAATGGATCGAGCACGATGCCCGGCCGCCCCGGCACGTCGAAGAAGCCGAACGTGGACACGATCACCGCCACACCGGGCCCACGCAGACGAGCATGTGCGTGCGCAGTCCGGCGGCCCATTCCAGGCGCCCGCGGTTGATGCCGATCACCGCGCCGGGCAGGGCCGCCAGCAGCAGCCGCAGGCCAAGTTCCCACCACTGGATCATCGCCGCCTCCCGACCGCTTCCCGATCGCCTGCCGGCAGCCTGCCGACGCCGCAGTGCAGGCCGATGCGCAGGCCGCGCGGCCACGGGTGGCGTGTGCCGCGGGCCGGCACCGCCCATCACGGCGTTACACTTCAAGGTTCCCCGCACCGGAACCTGCGATGTACGGCAATGACACCGCCCTGCTGGTGATCGACCTGCAACCCGACTTCATGCCCGGCGGCGCGCTGCCGTGCCACCAGGGCGATGCCATCGTGCCGGGTATCGCCGCACTGCTGGCGCGGCGCCACTACGCCACCGTCGTGGCCACCCAGGACTGGCACCCGGCCGACCATGCGTCGTTCGCCAGCCAGCACGCCGGCCGCCGGCCGTTCGAGTCGATCCCGCTGCACGGCCATGCGCAGACGCTGTGGCCGGACCACTGCGTGCAGGGCACCGCGGGGGCGGCACTGCACCCGCAGGTGGACTGGAGCAGCGCCGACCTGATCCTGCGCAAGGGCAGCCATCGCCAGGTGGATTCGTACAGCGCGTTCCGCGAGAACCACGGCCCGCGCGGCGAGCGCCCGGCCACCGGCCTGGCCGGCTGGCTGCACGAGCGCGGCATCAGCGAGGTGCACGTCTGCGGGCTGGCGCGCGACTACTGCGTGCTGTGGAGCGCGCAGGACGCGGCGATCAGTGGCTTCCGCGTGCGGTTCCTGTGGGAGCTGACGCGGCCGGTGTCGCCCGAGGGCGACGAAGCCACCCGCATCGCGCTGATCGAAGGCGGGATCGACATCGTGGCGTGATGCCTCCGCTCAGCGGAACACCACGGTGCGGTGGCCGTTGAGCAGGATGCGGTGCTCGACGTGGCGGCGCACGGCGCGGGCCAGCACCAGCGATTCGGTGTCGCTGCCCAGCCGCACCAGCTCGCGCGGCGTCATGGCATGGTCCACGCGGGCCACGTCCTGCTCGATGATCGGGCCTTCGTCCAGGTCGCTGGTGACGTAGTGCGCGGTGGCGCCGATGATCTTGACCCCGCGCGCGTGCGCCTGGTGGTACGGCTGGGCGCCCTTGAAGCTGGGCAGGAAGCTGTGGTGGATGTTGATCGCGCGGCCGGCCAGCGCCTGGCACAGCTGCGGCGACAGGATCTGCATGTAGCGGGCCAGCACCACCAGGTCGATGCGCTCGCGCTCGACCAGGTCGAGCAGTTGCCGTTCCTGCTGCACGCGGTTGCCCGCGTCCACCGGCAGGTGGTGGAACGGCACGCCGTAGGAACCGGACAGGCTGGCGAAATCCGGGTGGTTGGAGGCCACCGCGGCGATGTCCACCCGCAGCTGGCCGCTGTGCGCGCGGAACAGCAGGTCGTTCAGGCAATGCCCCTGCCTGCTGACCAGCACCAGCAGCCGCGCGCGGCGGCGCGCGTCGTGCAGTTGCCAGTCCATGGCGTACTCCGCGCCCAGTTCTGCCAGGCGTTCGCGCAGCGCCGCGGCGTCGCCGGCCGCGGCCATGTCGAAGTGCACGCGCAGGAAGAAACGGCCGCTTTCCTCGTCGCCGAACTGCTGGGCGTCGAGGATGTTGCAGCCGGCCTCGAACAGCAGGCCGGAGACACGGTAGACGATGCCGGTACGGTCCGGGCAGGAAAGGGTGAGGATGTAATCGGGTCGCATCGACGGAGTCTAGCGACGCACGAAATTTTCCGGGGAAACCAACTGGGCCTCCCGTCGCTGCGGGGCTTGCCCCGCAGAGCCCCTGCCCGGCGGGCCCGGCACCTACCCGAACAGCGCGCGCAGCCCGTGCGGCTGGCAACGCAGGTACTGCGGCGCGGCGTGTACCTGCGCGCCAAGCTCGGCTGCGGCGTGCCACGGCCAGCGCGGGTCGTAGAGGATGCCGCGGGCGATGCCGATGGCGTCGGCATGGCCTTCGGCCAGGATCGCCTCGGCCTGGCGTGGCTCGGTGATCAGCCCCACCGCCATCACCGGCGTGGCGACCTGCGCCTTGATCGCACTGGCCAGCGGCACCTGGTAGCCCGGCGCCACCGGAATCTGCTGGCGCGGGTCCAGGCCGCCGCTGGAGACGTGGATGAAATCGCTGCCGCGTGCTTCCAGTGCGCGGGCCACGGCGATGCTCTGCGCCAGGTCCCAGCCCCCGTCCACCCAGTCGGTGGCGGAGATCCGCACGCCCACCGCGACACCCGCCGGCACTGCCGCGCGCACCGCGTCGAACACCCGCAGCAGCAGGCGCATGCGGTTGTCCAGCGAGCCGCCGTAGTCATCGTCGCGATGGTTGCTCAACGGCGACAGGAACTGGTGCAGCAGGTACCCGTGGGCGGCATGGATCTCGATCAGTTCCAGGCCCAGCCGCGCCGCGCGCCGCGCGGCCGCGGCGAAGGCCTCCACCAGCGCGTCGATGCCGGCCGCGTCCAGCGCCTGCGGCA